GTACAAATGGGCAGCTAATATGTCACCTAAAGAGATACAAGCATACATAGATAATCCAGCCTTATTGAATTTGAAAACAAGTAACGAGCAAATGAAATCTATGGACCCAAAGAATATGACGGCAAATGATATTCGTCAGCTCTGGTCTCCAGCTATGTCTGCGTAAAAAGCATGCCTATACAGAAATGCAAATTAAAAAATGGCACGTCTGGATGGAAATGGGGAAGCAAAGGAAAGTGTTACGCAAATAAAAAGCAAGCTGAAAAGCAAGCGTCTGCTGCGTATGCTTCAGGTTATAAAAAGAAGTAATGCTTCCTAAAATATCTAAGACAGTAATATCGACAACACCAAATTCAGAAACGGCAGAACAATTTGCTCATTGGGCTCAGACTGCCGAATACGATAAAGTTGTTAAAGCATACGCTAGCTGTCATGATGATCCTCATATTGATGATAGCTTTATTAGGACTTTGGGTCAGCTTGATAGGTATTACCTTGGTGTGTTTCTGTGCAATAGGCATGATATGCTTCATCCTTGGATCTATGAAAGGTGCCGTGAGGTGGAATCCAATAGGGATAGTCATCTAGATTTATGGGCTAGATTCCATTATAAAAGCTCTATAATAACCTTTCTTGGATGCGTTCAAGAGGTATTATGTGATCCAGATATAACAATAGGTATACTTTCTTTTTCAGCAAAGCAGGCAAAGCCTTTCTTAAGGCAGATTATGCAGGAGTTTGAAAGCAACGAAAAGCTTTTAAAGCTGTATCCTGATATTTTATGGGATAAACCAAGAACTCAAGCTCCTAAATGGGCTGAGAACGAAGGCCTTTGCGTTAAAAGAAAGTCTAATCCTAAAGAACAAACAATAGAAGCTCATGGATTAGTTGATGGGCAGCCTACTGGTAGACATTTCCAGCTAATAGTGTACGATGATGTTGTTGTTCAGGAAGCGATAACAACTCCTGAGCAGATATTAAAGACAACAACCCAATGGGAGCTGTCTCTAAACCTTAGTTCAACACATACTCCTAGGTTTCAGTATGCTGGCACAAGGTACTCGTATGGAGATACATACGGTACTATCCTGCAAAGAGCTGCTGTAAAACCAAGAATACATCCAGCTACAGTGGACGGTAGAATGGATGGAGATCCAGTCTTTCTTGAAGAAGAGAGATGGGAAGAAATAAAAAAGACAACCTCTACATATATAGTAGCTTGTCAACAACTTCTTAACCCTATTGCTGGATCAGATGTACACTTTAAAGATGAGTGGTGGAGGGAGTGGGAAGTTAGACCTTACACAATGAATGTTTATATTATGTGTGATCCTGCCCACTCTAAAAAGAAAGCGTCGAATAGAACAGCAATGGCAGTTGTTGGTATAGACTCAAACTATAATAAGTATCTATTGGATGGCGTTTGCCACAGACTTTCCTTGTCTGAGCGATGGGATAATTTAAAGAAGCTTAGAGCCAAATGGAAGAGAGCTCCAGGGGTTAGAGAGGTAAAGGTTGGGTATGAAAGGTATGGGGCTCAAAGCGACATAGAGCATTTCAAAGAAATGATGCGTATAGAGGGAAGTTCATTTCCTGTATATGAGATAAACTGGGTTGGAGGTGGAGGAGCTCAGTCTAAAAAGGATAGAATCCAAAGACTAGAACCAGACCTTAAAGATGGTTCTTTCTTCTTTCCTTACCCAACAGACGAATCAAGGTTAACATCTAACCAGCAGGATATGATAGAGAAGAAACAGAAATTTCTTAACTCAAAGAAAATATCTTGTAAGGACGAAAACAATAAGATATACGATCTAACAAGTTGGATGAGAGAAAACGAATACAGATTATTTCCAACTATACATCCAGATTTTTTAGACGCTTTATCTAGAATATATGACATGGACCCAGCTCCCCCTATGTTGAGGAGAAGCCGAGTTCTTGAACCAATGGCAGAGGCTTCCTTTTAATGGCTAGAAAATTTAGAGTTGGAGGAAGGAAGCGATACAAGCCTATGCGACCAGCATATAGGATGACCAATGGAAGAATTTTTTATGAAAAGCGTGGGGATAACCAAGGTGCTTATGATGTTAAATTTCCATATGTCCAAAATTACTATTGGGTTGACGGGTACACGGTAGTAGATTAATTATGGCAAGCATTACAACAAGAGCGGGAAAGGGCTCACCATTAACCCACGATCAGGTAGATGATAACTTCGTTAACCTTAATGATGGGAAAATAGAGTTGATACAAAATGTTACAGCTACTGGTGTAACTATGGATAAGAGTGCAGATTTTATTCTGTACCTCGACTCTGCATCCAACACAACGAAGAAAATACTAGCTAGTAATTCTAGCTTTATTGAAAGAGCTATGGCGCTAAAAGCTATACCAGATACTATTGAAGTATATACTGGAGATGGGATAGCTAGAATGGTTATCCCAAGCACTTTAAATGGACTATCTTTGAATTCTATAGCGGCCCATGTATTTACCGTGGGAAGTTCTGGAACAACTACAGTAATGCTTCATAATGAAACAGACGCTGTTGATATGCTTACAACAGTAATATCAATAGAAGTTTCAGAGAGCGATTCAATCACGTCTGGGACGCAACCAGTCATAAGCGCATCTAATACAGTAGCTACTGCAGATGTTTTAAGGTTTGATGTTGATTCTATTTCTACAGGAGCGAAAGGTCTTGAAGTTAGAATGACATTTCAATGAGTGATGATGTTGAGAGAGTTAATTTAGAAATACCAAATGAATATAGATTTTTAATAAACAACTATAAAAAATCCCATATAACACACAAGGAAAAATTTTATGGTTTTGCTTTGTGGAAAGTATTACATGCGACTAAACTTAGAACTATGGATATAGTTGAGTTTAATTTAAATATATAATTTTGGATATAAAAAAGGAATTGACTCGTCTGGATAAGACAATGCAATTAAGTATTGAAGAGAATAAATTAGATTTAATTTTAAGCTTCGAGCATTTAATGGCATACTATAAAAACTTATACGAGGACAATTTCTTAGGATTTTCTATTTGGAAGAATGCTATATTTAGCAGCTTGAGATCAAGAAGAAAGATAGAATACAGGAGAGATTGACATGGTAGAATGGGTAAAAGAAAACAAGATATTAGCTTTAATCGCATGCATAATAGCTGCTTCAGTTCTTTCGCAGTTGTTGGCTGGGTAATATTTTTAGCTGGATGTACGAGCCTAAAGAAAGCAGCGCTGATAGGGACGGGATCTCTAGGAGCGGGTGCGATTGCATCGATTGCGACATCGGGGACTGCTCCTGTGTTACTGGCGGCAGCGGGCGGTGCCTCTGTGACAAGTGTGATTGCGGACGTGATGAGTCCATCGAAAGGAGAAGATATGCCTACAGCAGCTAGTTGTGCACCAGATAATTTCTGGACGCTTTTAGGAGACCTCGTAAGTATGGGAGGTTGGTTACTTATTTTAGTGATTGCAATCCCCATGGTATTGGGGTGGTTATTACCAGGACCGCTTGAGAAAGCTAAGAAAAAGAAATGAATATAGACGCTAAGTTTTTCAGTGCCATTATTTTTCTACTCGTGCAGACGGTTGGTGCAATCTGGTGGGCTTCAGGGTTAACCTCTGAGGTAGAGCGTCTAGCAGGCATCCAGGGGCGCGCTATCCCTGCTCTAGAGGCAGAAGCCAAGCAATGTGGTATAGAGATACACAACCTAAAGAAGCTCACAGGGGATCAAGAGAAGGTAGCGGAATCTGTGAAGAATCTAGATGTGATGCTGTATCGATTGCAGACCATTGAACACATGCTAGATAAGATTCTAGCAACCAAGGTTAGGTAATGGCCGAAGCAAGCCTTACTATTAAAGTTAAATCATTTTCTCCATCTATAAGCATTGGTCCTAAATTAATACCAATACCAGATATCTTCTGTGCGGTTAATGCTGACGATGAAGATATTAAAAGCAACATACTATCTAATATAAATAAAGATGTTCCTCAAGTGGTTCCTTACGAGACACAGTGGGATAAAGTAGTTGCTTTAGTTGTAGGAGGCCCTTCATTAGATTCAACTCTAGATGAGTTAAAAGAAAAGCATGAAGATGGAATGCCTGTAGTAACGGTTAATGGGTCTTATAAATACTGCATGGATAGAGGCATTAGGCCTTCTGCTTTTATAATGCTTGACAGCAGAGAATTCAATAATAGATTTATTGATCCTCCTCATAAAGAGTGTAAATATTTTATCTGCTCTCAGTGTCACCCTTCAGTTTTAGATAAGCTGGAAGGATATGACGCTCGTATATGGCATTGCGCCGGGCAAGATCAATACCAAGATATTTTAGAGAATAAGTACGGGGAGATTCATAAAGATTTTTTCCCAATTTTGGGTGGCTCAACTGTAACCCTAAGAGCAATTCATTTGATGAGGATGTTAGGGTTTCCCAAATTTGAAATATTTGGTTTTGATAGTTGCATCATGGACAAACATCACGCTTATTCTCAACCAGAGAATGATGGCGAAAAGGAGATAGAAGTTCATGTTGCTGGAAAACAATTCTTGTGTACTGTAGCACATTATCATCAAGCGAAAGAATTCGTTCAAATGGTTGGAGCTACTGGAGACCATTACGAAATGATAATTCATGGTGAAGGGTTAATATCCCACATTATACAAAGCCCGGACGCATTAAAGGAGGCAGCATAAATGGCGGCTACTGCATGGAGTTTTTACAATAGTTTTAAAGAGAAGTTAGGAAATGCGGTATTCGATTTAGATGCTGCTACTCCGAATTTCAGATTGGCATTATTTACTAATAGCGCTAGCACCAATGCTAACGATGTAGCGTTGTCTACTTATGCGTCTATCGCAAATGAAGTCGCTAATGGTAATGGGTATACCACTGGAGGCGTGTCTGTATCAGGAAGGACATGGGCTTCGACAGCAACGAACAAGTATAGATGGGATGCCACGGCTGTAGTTTGGACTGCAACTACTGGTAATATAGCTGATATCAAGTACGCTATTATCTATAAGTCTGGAGGGGCTTTGGTTTGCTTTTCCAAACTATCGACCTCTCATTTTACTTTGACGCAAGATAATACGTTGACTATAACCCCAAATGCTAATGGCATTTTTGAGTTGAGTTAGGAGAGGCTAAATGGGAATCGAATCAGCAACATATATTTCACAACTTAGCTCTACTAACCCTTTAGGGACAGACCCTGTCTCAGAGGGAGATCAACATTTGCGTTTAATAAAATCTGTCCTGCAGTCTCAATTTACTAACCTTGGCACTGTAGCGGTTACTGCAGACGCAGCTACATTAAACACTAACCCTGATGCGGCAGCCGTAGCCATGGCAATCGCCCTTGGAGGATAACCTATGGCTAATGACTTTCAAACAGTAGCGGTTCAGTTAACTGCTTCGTTTTCTTCATTCGTTCCCGGTATTAATACGGCATCGACTAATCAAACTGTACACGCTGTCTATTTTTCAAATATAACTACTGCTTCGGTGGATGTTTATTTAAGGCTTTATAATAACATTGCGTCTCCAACAGCTATAACAGGAGGATATATTT